GTAAACGCCGGAATGGGAACCGACCCTAACGCTTTAGGCCGTGAAATCGTGAACGCTATAAAGAGATACGAAAGAACCAACGGCCCAGTCTTCGCAGGTGCATAATGGCTAAACCTACCCAATTAGTGGAAATACAATTCGACGGCATAAACTGGAACGACGTTACCGCCTTCATTCAAACGATTAGCATAAACCGCGGCAAGAGCCGCGAGCTTGACCGTTACAACTCTGGCACGGCAAGCATTACCCTAAACAACAACCAGCGCACTTTCGACCCAACTAATTCCCTATCGCCGTATTTCGGCAGCATAACCCCAAAGAAGAACGTCCGTATTTCGGCTAATGGCATTGTTCAATACTTAGGAGAAATTGACGATTGGAACTTCGAGTTCGAACCTAACGGCAATAACTTAGCTATTGCGGTAATGACTGACCGCTTCAGGGATTTAGCAAACCAGGTAATTAGTGCCAGAACCAATTCAGTCGAACTAACTGGCGCAAGAATAAATACAATCCTTAGCCTTCCCGAAGTAAATTGGCCGCTAGCAGATCGCGCCATTGACGCAGGGCAGCAGACATTAGGCGCGGACACCATTGCGGAAGGAACAAACGCCCTAACTTATTTACAGGCAGTCGAGCAATCGGAACCAGGTTCGCTATTCGTTGGCAAGTCTGGCAACCTAACCTTCAAAGACCGCACCGTAGCCCCGACGACCAACATTCCCGTTCTGGCTGACGATGGAAGCGGCATCAAATATACAGAAATGCGCGTAGTCTACGGAACCGAAATTCTTTACAACGAAGTCGTATTAGAAAACCAAGTCACGGGCGGAACGGCAATCGCTAACTCCACCACTAGCCAATCCCTTTACGGCATCCTAAATCTAACTCGCGATAACCAGTTACAGAATAACCAGCAAGACACGCAAGACATAGCCGACTACTTCGCAAACAAATACGGCAATCCCGAATACCGCTTCGAGTCGGTAGGCATTTTCCTAAATGAGCTAACCGCGACGGATCAGAATAAGCTTCTAAACCTTGAACTAAACGACGTGGTTCAAATTGTTTTCACCCCAGGAAACCCACCGACCGGAAGTTCAATTAGCGAGTATGCCGAAGTAATAGGAATAGAACATAGGGTAGACACCCCTGGCCACACGCTAACCCTAAAATTCGCTACTTTAGTAAGTAGCTTCTTAGTATTAGACGATACGGTATTTGGTAGACTAGACCAGAACGCCCTAGCTTGGTAGGAAGATAATGGCAGGACTCGGAAGAAAAGTATTCACCGTTGGAGAAATCCTAACGGCGGCCAACGTAAACGGCTATCTTATGGATCAAGCCGTTATGGTTTTTGACGATGCAACCGCTCGAAGCTCAGCCCTTGGAACCGCCGTATCTGAGGGAATGGTTAGCTATCGCAAGGATGGCGATATCGTAGAGCAATATAACGGTAGTTCTTGGGGGCCAGTTGGAGTTGATTCCTTTACAACCACGGGAACCGCGGGCAATCTGCTTCAAAGCAATGGAACCGCTGGAGTCGTTTGGCTGGCCAATGGGGCAAACGGACAAGTATTGACCGTAAACGGAAGCACCGTTGGCTATGAAGATAGAATAAATCCGCTACTACTTATCGGAGCATAATGGCAAGCACATTCAAAATACTAGGACAATCAAATCCGACTAGCACTTCAGTAGCAACGCTTTATACTGTTCCTAGTGCTACGCAATCGGTTATTTCTACGATAACCACCACTAACCTAACAACTTCCGCGGTAAACATCGACATTTATGTTGTTCCATCTTCTGGAACGGCTGGAAGTGCTAACGCAGTTGTATTCGAAGCACCGTTAGCTGCAAGCACGACGCAAGGTTTTACTTTAGGCTTAACTATGGGCGCAGCTGATTCGATACAAGTAAAAACGGCTGCCGCAAGTGCTGTAACTTTTCAGGCGTTCGGTCAGGAAATTAGCTAATGGGTATTACAACATTTCCCGCCGCTAGTGGTGGCGCAGCTAAGGTTCAAAAAATAAAATATATAACTGCTACCGAAAATTGGACGACCCCCTCGGACGTTGCAGAAATCGAACTAATTCTTGCCGGTGGCGGGGGTTCTGGTTCGGTAAATTCGACTGCTGGTGGTGGTGGTGGTGGCTCAGTTTTTTATTTTCCAGCTTTATCGGTAACTGCAAATACCAGTTATACGATCACTATCGGCGGCGGTGGAGCAGCAGCCGGAACCGCTGTCGCAAATGGAAACACAGGAACTAGCTCTACTTTTGGAGCATTGGCGACGGCTGTTGGCGGGGGTGGTGGTAGCGGTATAGGTGGGGGAACGGCGACCGGCTTAGGTGGTGGTGGGGGAAACGGTAGAAGTATCGATGCGACAAGCTCATATGGTTTGTCTGGTGCTTTTGGAATCGCTGGTGGCGGCGGTGGCTATTCGGGTGGAGCAGCCTACCGAGCCACAACAAGCAACGGTGGCGGTATAGGTGGGGTAACTACAACAACTGCTAATAGCGGAGTAGAAAATACTGGGGCTGGTGGCGGTGGTGTTAATTCTGGCAAAAATTCTGGCGCTGGTGGTTCTGGCGTGGCAATTATCAAATACTGGACGGCGACATAATGGCACACTTCGCAGAAATAAATTCGGACAACATTGTTCTAAGAGTTCTAGTTGTATCCAACGATCACGAACACCGAGGGCAAGAATACTTAGCGAATCAGCTTGGACTTGGCGGAACTTGGATACAAACAAGTTACAACAATAACTTCCGTGTAAAATTTGCGGCTATTGGAGATACTTACAATCCAGAATTAGACAGATTCGAGCCTAAGCAACCGCATCCGTCTATGATTTGGGATGAAGATGCTTATTGTTGGATTCCAGCTACGCCATCGCCAGGAGAAAATTACGACTTCAACCTTCAAACTGGCGAATGGGAAGTAAAACCAACGGAGTAATAAGTGGCAGAAGAAACAACCGGCTCAGTCCGTATAACTCAGCGCGACATTTACGAAAAGTTAGTGGAGCTTCAGGCCGTCCAAATTGAGATCGTGGCGGACATAAAAAACCTAAAAGACCTACCTAATAGAATGAACGCCGTGGAGCAGAAACTAGCTCGCTTCGAATGGATCGAGAAGCTGGCCTTTAGCGCATTAGGCGCAGGATTGTCGGGCTTTATCGCCGCACTATGGGCGCTAATAAGATGAGCTGGCGACACCCGTTCAATAAGAAGACAATTACTTCGCGCTTCGGTGCAACCGCCAATCGCCCAAACGCTCATCGTGGACTTGACTACGCACCACGCGCTAGAACCAACATCCCCGCCGTGACCAAGGGAACCGTAAAGGTCGTGCAATGGTCGGACGTTCTAGGCTGGGTGCTAGTGCAATCGGGCTGGGATAACATAAATAAGAAGACTGTTTTTATTGGCTACTGCCACCTAAACGAAGAACCAAAGCTAAAGCCAGGGGCGAAGATTGAAATGGGCGCAATCGTCGGACGTGTCGGCAACACCGGCAACGCTTCCCGTGGGGCGCACCTTCACCTAACAATCGGCCCAACCGCTAAATCAGTTTTCGCTGGCGTAGTGTTTGACCCCGAAACCTTTATAGATCAGCAGCTTAGCTATTGCGATAAGTGCGGTAGAACCGATGCCTAGTTGGAAGCATAGGCGTAGGCTTATCTATATGAGCTTCGCCATCGCCGCAACTATGATTATCTTCGGGGCCGTTACTTACGCTTCAGATACTTCAGTTAGTCGCGAACTAATTGTCGGTGGGGTAGCCTTGATTAGTATTATCTTGACCGCCTACACCGCCTTCGCAACTTACGAAGACGTAAAACTATGGAAGAAGGAAGATGAAAATCTTTAGCTGGGAATTTTGGAGTTACGCAGGGGAACGCGCCGTAAAGACCGTTGCCCAAGCCGCAATCGCTTTTCTAGGTTCTGGAAGCATTGGGCTATTCACTATCGACTGGGCTGGCCTTGCGTCCGTATCGCTCGGCGCTGGACTTCTTAGCCTTCTTACTTCGGTGGCTTTCAAGAAGGACTAATGCGCCATCGGTGGATTACCTACGTCTGCCAAAACGGCCACGAACTTCACTTCGGGCATTTAGTCCGAAAGAATGGTAAATACGAATCGGGTAGCCCTGCCGTTTGCAGTTGCCGCGCTTTATTCGTTAGCGCTCATTGGGGGAAGTTCCACCCCAAACTCCGTGCCGCTGATTTGACTCAATCGCATAAGTAAAACATTCAGACTTTATAGGGCATTGCCCGCATAGCGTCTTAGCAATCTTGGTAACTAGCTTGCGTTCGTTCGCGTCCGGTAGATCTTCAGGGAAGAACAAATTCGCCCTTCCATCGCAGGGAACGCGGCCGGCTTTATGAATCACCCGAAGGAACTCAATAAATGGCGTATCAAAATGTCGGTAGTCCAAAGTAGGGTTAGCCTATAACGGAAAGGCCCCAAAATGCGATTACACGCGCCGAAAACTTTTGGTAATGGATTACTAATCGGAACCTACGAAAACGGCTCGCAGGAGTGGCACTATGCCCGTAAGGGTGGGGTGGGCGGAAGCGAAATCGGAACTTTGCTCGGATTGAATCCGTGGGAGAGCTGTTATGCGCTTTGGGCCAAGCGGTCGGGGCTTATCCCTAGCTTGCCAGTTCAGAATTTCGCAATGCGTCTAGGGCAAGTTTTGGAAGAACCTATCTTGAACCTATGGCAAGAACAAAACCCCGAATGGGAAGTCTTTACGACCGGAACCTACCAAGACCGCGACCGACCTTACCTTCACGCTAACCCCGACGCACTCGCGCGAAATACAGAAACTAACGAATGGATAGTTATCGAGGTAAAGACTTCGCGCAACTACTGGGATCAGCTACCGCCACAATACGAAGCCCAAGTCCAGCACTACTTAGGCATCCTTGACCTAGACCGCGCCGTTCTTATCGGGCTAGTTGGAATGGACTGGTTCGAGCAAGAAATAAAGCGCGACAACTTCCAGATAGACCAGCAGCGCAAGGCCGCCCTAGCCTTCTGGAATCACCTTCAGACTGGAACTCGCCCCGATTGGGATGGTTCGGAATCGACCTATAACGCGGTTCGCGCTGAGAATCCAAACATAGAAGACGTGGCCGTAGAGATTGACGGCGTTTGGGAGATTGCTCAGGCGCAGGAAGAATACGATCAGGCCAAGGCGAAACTCACTAAGATAAAATCGCAAGTCTTAGACGCAATGGGAAGCGCAAAGACGGCTTACGTTGAACACAACGGCGAGCGAATTACGGTGGTGCAACGCCAAGCAAGGGGCGAAGGATTGCCTTATCTAGTAGTAAAGAAGGCGCGATGAATGTTTTCCTAGGCGACACTATTACGCTCGCGAAAGAAATGAAGAACAACGCAACTATGGTTACCGGACAATGCGCGGGCCTAGTGCTAGACGATAAAGGCGACCTAGACCGCGTTTACATTCACGGCCTAAACGTTGCGTTCTATATGAATGAAGGATGGGTTTTCGTAGACCACGGAGAGGAAGAAGACGATGCCTAGATTTGACCTAAGCAATTACCAAGACGTTCAATCAAGACTAAACATTCTGCACGAAAGGTATCCAGATGCCAGAATCGAAACAACGAACCTTACTACTCCCGCTGATAGGGCAGTTCTTACCTGGGTGGTTAAGGCGACTCTCTATCTTTCCGCTGAAGATCAGGCTTTGGGCTTGGCTAAAGCTTCGGGCCACGCGTTCGAAATTGACGGCGGGCAGGGTGCGAACCTAACTAGCGCACTCGAAAACGCCGAAACGTCGGCCGTTGGTAGGTGTTTGCGG